CTATTATATCCGCAATACAATACGTTGTAGGGAAATATAAATAAACCAGAACGAACGGCAGCTCGAAGAATATCATCATTAAAATAAACTAATCCGTTCGCTGTATCTAAATACTTTCCGTTATTTACATTGGTTAGCCGTAATGTCCCGCGTGCGTTACTAGCAAGGTCAGCCCAATTAAAGTAATCAACTCTATATTGCTGTCCTGCTGCCACGGCAACAACTTGCCGAAATAGTCGGCTATATGTGGCATTCATTGTACTACGCGGATACCAGTATAACCCTAATCGCGTCACATTTTCGGGAATGGTAAATGTCGGCATATATTCCACTTGATTTTGAGCGTTATATTGATTTCGTGACGGAACAAAACAAGCGGTAGGAACATCAACGGGAATAGGAATATCCCCCCCTGATGTGGCTTGAAGTAATCTTCTATTAAACATTTTATTACTTCCTTAAAATTCAGAATAAATCATATAGCAAATACCAATGATAGCCCACGTTATCGCACCCATAAATATCGCTTCCATATCAACGCCTACTTTTCTTTTGTCGCAGCGTTTTTCTCGCCATAACTGCCCATTCGTGACTTGACCAAACTAGACAGGTTGGGCAAATATTTACGTCAAGCCGCCCGTAAGTAAAGCTTTTGCAGGCGTCCGCTGAATATTCTTCATTGCATAGATTGCACTTAATTTTCCCGTTTTCCATTTCAAAACCTCTCTTAATCTGTATGCTAAATTTGCTGGTATAAATGCGGTAAAATACGGTATTTTATCGTTAAATTATTTATGTAGATTAAATGTCAAAATGGCGTTTTTTGCTATCTCGTTTTTTTGAGATATCAAATTTACCCGTTTTTGACATTACATTTATTAATGGTAAATTATGGTTAGCCCTGTATTTTATTGTTGCGTACGAAACACCTAGTATTCTTGACCATTCCGCTAGCGTATGTTCTTCGTTATTAAATACTATATGGCGGTTTGTTCTTTTATTGTTGCATTGTTCAACTTGTGTTATCCACCTACAGTTATCAGGCGTATAATTTCCATTTACGTTAATTCTATCTAAAGTTAAATTGTTTTGATAGCCATGTGATAACGCCCATTCTCTGAATGGTATAAAATCCTTTTGCCATTCCTCACAAACTTTTATACCTCTGTTGAAATAGCACCCCGTTTTATCTTCTTCGGTACAGCGGCGGCGCATATTTTTCCAAGCTTCGTATAATCTTCGTGGGGTTCTGCCATGCTTGAAATTTATCTCCCGTATCCGTTGCGAAGCGGCTTCACGGTTATAACATCCACAACTTTTTGTTGTGCCATTATTTAAGTTTTGTGATAATACCGCCCTAGTGTTCCCACAACTACATTTACATATCCACGCTATGCGCCTACCTATTTTTATTCTTTCTAATGTTTCAAGTCGCCCAAAATGGTCGCCAGCGTTTATTGTTTGATATTTCATTTCGGCACTCCTGTATTGCTGTTTCCAGCTTCTACATTTCCGTGAACATGGTCGGCAAAGCTAATACCTTTGATTGTCGCATTGTCGATAACATCAAGCCGCTGCTGCACGGTTGTGTTACCTGTAACGGTCAGATTGCCATTTATGGTAGTGTTACTGTTAATGGTCGTCTGACTGGTGTTAACTGTGACGTGCTGCGGGGCTGTTACCATAACATTGCCGTCCGGTAGAATCTGAATGTAGCAGGTCGGCTGCTGGTTTAAAAATCCGCCGATAAAAAAGCCGTCTGAAATATCAAAGTTCCTAAAGCTGCCCGGCTGGACTGGTTCAGCCGTCCCTGTAACAACGTTGGATACATCCCGCTGACAGAATACCGCAAGTCCAATATCACCCGGTACAGGGTCGCAAACTAATGCCGCTGCGCCGCCCTGTATTCTGCAATAGGGTAAATTATAAAGCGGGGCTGGATTTATGGCGTTGTTTTTGGCGTCTAGGGAAACTATTAAGGGCAGTACATCAACTCGCCCTGTGGGGCTTATTCCGTCGCTGTAAACAGCTTGAACTTTGCACGGTAACGCCGTATTTACCCTGCCATTCAAAAAGTTTTCAACAAAATACGCCATTTCGTTGCCCTGACTGTTACCAGTAAAAGGGGAACGAGTGCTTTCAACCGTTGGCGCAACTATTTGAGATTTTTTCAAAGTATCCATATCAGTTCTCCTGTACGTAAACGGCTTTGACTACGCTGTCCCACGCTCCCGCTGCCTGTGAATTAAAACATTCTAGATTATGCGTCAAGCTTGTAACTTTCCATACGCCTGTAGCTCGCGGAACAACGCTTTCCAGCTTTACTAACCCGCCTAGTGTGATAGTAGGGTCAAATTCGCATTTAAATTCTATGCCGTCCTGCGTGAAAGACGGGTAGCCGATTAAACCAGTTCCTACCTTTATCAACACAGCATTACCGCTGCGCGCTCCGTTTTTCGGAGTTATCACGACTTTACTGTCGTCAATGTATAAATCAATGCCTAGTTGCTTGGCTAGCTTGTGCATTTTTTCGATTGGACTGCCCGTAAAGGTTGTGTTTCTAACGCTTGCCGAAACGCCCTCATTGATAAAAGTATATCCCGCTTCTGTCGCGAATTGCTCGAACAGTTTCGCGGCGTCGGTAGTGCCTTGTACAGCGATTGGCGGCGTTGCCAGTAGTGCAGGATAAATACCCGCCGCTGCTTTGATATCAAAAGATATCTCCGGCGCAGCGCTAAAGTTAGCGGCTGCCAGTGTAAACTCACCTTCAAAGACTGTCCCGACTATACCCGTATCGTCGCCAGCTTCAAGACGAATAAAGTTCTTTTCTGACTGCTGTGGATAAAATGCTAACGTGCTTGCTGTTTCCATTACACTTAAAGGTAAACCGTATATACTGGCGGTTAAAGTGTTCTTGTCCTCGCCGCCTGGCTTCGCTATCGTCGCTTTAATGCGGTGATTTTCGATAATGATAGTATTGCTATTCGTATTCGGAAAAGTCCCGCTACGAAGCGTTATAGTCGCTCTAAGGGCTTTTATTGAAAAACTCATGCTACATCTCGCTTTCCGGCACGAAGCACAAGACAAAACGTGTTCCTAGCTCTTTATAGTCCGGCTGCGCTCCGTGTCCTTCTTTGTCCACAAATAGCAGATTTCCGCTGAAATTCAATTTAGGCTGCTGTAAGATAAACTCATTAGTTACACACAGCGCGCCAGTGCATATAACTTCATCCTGTACGTTTAAATCACAATATAGGTGGTCGTAACGCCAGTATAAGCGAATTTGGCAGATTTGACCGTCAAGCGTCACCGTAAATTGCTGATTAGGTATAGCGTTTAATGGTATCGTTTTATAAGTCATAATATCCCCCTACAATCCCAAAACCTTTTTTATATCGTATGCTACACTACTGTTTTCGGAATCGTCCCCTTCACCTTCACTGGGATTAGTGTTACCTCTATCAACAGTCGAAGCGTCTGACGCGCTGGCGGCGTCGTCGGATGTTATCGGCTGCACATCAACATTTGTATACTGGCTTTTCTGCTGCCGAATCTCGACAAGATGAATGTTTACTACAAGGGTCGTTAATGCCTGCCCCTCGTTAAATGCATAATCATATTTGTCGAGCGTCATATTTTGATGTTCTTTAAGCGGTGTAACAAATGATATTAATTCCGTCGTTGTTCGTAGCCGTTCTAGCACCGCAACAGCCTGTTGAAGTTCTCCCGGCGTTCCGTCTTTAGCAAGCGTTACTGTGATATCCATAGGGGCAGTAGTTTTATTGTAGGCAGCAAAGCTACCTTGTTCTAGGTAATCGTATGTAATATTAGCTTCCGCTTTTACAGTGCTGCCTAGATAGGTCGTAAATGTGGCTAGTGCTGTACCTGCGCTGTTGGCAAGTAACCAATTCTGCCATTCTTTACCGCTCCAATTCCATAATTTAGCCATGTTTACGCCCCCTTATTTAATGCCGCTTGCATTCGTAAAGAATAGCCCGGATTTCTCGCTGATTGCTCCACCCATGTCGGCAGCTATGCCGCTTGCGTCCGTTGCTGCGGTATGGATATCAATTTTGCCTACATTGATTTCTTGATTGGTATTGCTACCCCCGCCGCCTGCTGCAATAGCCTGCAATGACGGTATTGGAGTATTAGCTTGTTCCCACCGTTCAGAAATGGTAGCTTTTATGCTGCTCAATGAAGGAATTTTGTCTAAAATCTTCCCTATCCATTCCCACGCTGATTCAAGCGGGGATATCAGGTAGTCGTTAATAAACCCTGCAATGGCTTTGAACGCTGCGCCGCCTGCTGTAACAAGTAACGCCATTGCTGTTACGATTTTATAAAAGCCCATTAGGCAGAATAATAGGATTTGTTTCAATATCTCCCATGCTATTTGGGCTGCCTGTTTCAAGTAATCCCACGCCGTTTGTAGTGCCGCAAGGACTTCATCACCTGTTCCTAACATTTTCCATAAATCCTCAAAGGCACTCTTGCCGCCGTTGGCGTATACCCATAAATCTTCTAGGACTAATAGAAACGCTGCTATAAGCATTATAACCCACGTTATAGGATTAGCTAGTATGGCGGTGAATAAACTCCATAGGGCAGGCAGTAATAAGCCCGTAACAACGGCTACAATAGCGTATAACGCCATTGTTAATATATCGCCGTGTTTCTGCATATATGCGAATACATCCGTTAACGCTAGGGCAAATTGAGTTAACGCGGGAGCAGCAAAACGCAGAATCGGCAGAAAAACGAATGTGAAAGAACGGCTTAATTCTGTAATGCTGTCGTTAAATTTTGCAGCTATAACCGTATCTTCTTTGGTAAAATATCCTAAATCCTTTTGACGTTTTATAAGGTCGTCTAAAGCTTGCCTACCACCTTGCAAAAGTCCTATCGTACCTTCGTCGAGTTGTAATGAAGATAATATACCTTGACTTTCCAGCTTGCTCATACCTTCAACAGCTCCGGCTAAATCTCGCAAAACGTCAAATACATTGCGGACTTTTCCGCTGTCGTCTACTACTGCAACGCCCAGTTGCTCGAAGAATGGCAGTATACGGCTTTTACCTGTAACAGCGATACGGGCTAACTGTTTATTTAGTCCTTCGACGCTGTTAAACAATCCCATGACGCTGCCGCCTGATAGTTCTGCCGCGTTGCCCCATGCGTATAAATCCGGCGCACTTGCGCCTATACGGTCTGCAACTTTACCGACGGCGTCAGCTCCTGCGGCAAGACTTTTAACTTGCGCTATAATTGTACCAAACGAAAGGAAAGCGGCGGCTGCTGCTGTTCCTTTTTTCGTTAGCTTTGAAGCAAAGCTTTCTGTTTTTTTGTCGGCTTCGTCTATTCCTTTGTTAAAGTCTGTGGGGTCTAGCCCTAGAGTTATCATAAAACTATCAATAACTGTAGCCATTTTTTAACCCCCTTTCGTGTTTTTTCGCATATAGTCGGCTAGTAAAAAGTCATTAGTATTTTTATTAGCCAAAATCTCGCACATATCTAATAAATCATCATAGCTGTAAATTGTTTGAAGTTCATGCAGTGTGGCAAGTCTTGCGGCGACTACGTTAGCAACAGAGGGCGTGACATTTACTGTTTTTTCGAGAAATGAATACCGCTGCTGCTCGGCGACAAGTCGGGCGTTTCGTTTAACTTGCCGCCTTTTCGAAAACTAGAAAAATTCACCTCAAAGGCTTTCTTTTTCAGCGTCCATAGGCTACCTACTTCCTCAATAACTGCGTCTATTGTTTCCGGCATTAATTCTTGCTCTACACCGTCGGAAGTAATGAGCGAACAGCATTTAAGCAGCTCGTTGCCCAGCTCGGCGACTTCTTCAACATTAACATTTCCTAAAGATTTAAAAACTTCATCAATATTAACATCACGCCAGTTAATTTCGGAAATGCCTTTTCCTTCCGGCAGTCCGTTGAATGAATTTGCAATACCGCCGTGAAGTGCCACGGCTGCAAGTTTAATAATAAACATTTCGAGTTTTGTCGCGGGCATTTGTCGCGCCTTAAATTTCAGCGTTCTTTCTGCGTCTTGTAGCGTAAATATGATTTCTTTTCTAGCCATTTTTTGCTCACTCCTTTTATAAGAATAGGCGATACTATGAATATCGCCTATTAGTTAACTATATTATATTAGCTTCTCGTTTCAAAAGCAAACGCTGCTGTAACGGGGTCAAGCACCTGTTTAAGTGCTGGGAAGTCTTTAGCGTTAGTTAATACGCCATTCGAGAACATGAACGAAGTTGAAATGCTCGGAATGTTTATTGCTAAACCTAGCCGAACGATTTTTTTCTGTGTTTCCATGTATTTAGCCAACGCCCTGATATAAGTTAAAGACGGGCTATTTGCTTCAAAGGTAAAGTGTATAATATGCGGTTGCGGTGTCCAGCCTGCCGCCATATGTCCGTCAACGCCCATACGAACGATACTGATTTGTCGCTCGTCTTGGTCTACAGCTTGGTCGGTAGCGTAGTTTTGCAACAGAAAACCTGCAGGGAACAGTTCTTCAATCGTTAAGAAACATTTTGCATTTGCTGATGTAATATCCATTTATAGCACACCCCCTTTTTTATAACACTACGGTCAGCGGAACGACTAATCTGTTAACGCTGCCGCCATACGTGTACCAAACATTTATAATCGGGCTATCACGGTTAACCCTTGCTGCTGCGCCGGGGTCTAACACTTGGATATAATAGCCATTGGTGTAAAGCTCTGTAGAGATATCTTCCCCTGCTTCCGCATAAAGCTGCGCTTTTTGGCTTTCACTTAATTCGATACCCGTATCAATAACGCCGTTATTCAACGCCCTAGTAATTGGGTCGTTCAGCCATGCACGAATTTGCGTGTACCCAATCTCGTTATAAGGTGTCCTACCGATTGACGTCAAGCCGTTTGCAAGTGAGATTTGCATAACATTTTTAAGCCATATCATGTTGATATACGTATCAACGAATCCGTAGTTGCCGCTAAACATTTTCGCATCATAATAGAACGAAAAATCAGTGCTGCGGGCGGCGTAACGTCCATAGAAGTTAACGTTGTTAGCCAGCAACGCTGTTGCGCTGTCGTCGTCCGTTACAGACGCCGCAAGTCCTGTTTGCTTACGGAACGCATAACTTACAACACTGTTCGCCCTGTTCCAGTCAATAGAAGCTGCTGTAGCCATGACAAGCGTAGCAGTGTATACGTCAGGCGCATAGTTCATACAAAATCCTTCGTAGTTCGCTTCTTTCAGCGTGGTTACAAGAGTTCCCTCGCCGCTGGTTTTCAGGGCGTTAGAAGATTGCCACGGAACGTACAGGAATTCAATCGGAGTATTATTGTTCCATTCAGCGAATTGCTGGATTTCTACGTCTGTAGCTTCTTTCAACGTGGTAAAGCTTACCCAGTTAGTTGATTGATTTACAACAGATTGCATATTAGCCGCAGGCGTCAAGGCGTCGCTGCCGTCGGATACTAGCGCGCCGCTTGCGGCGGTCAAGCCTAACGCTGTTGCGGTATCAGTGCCGAGGGCTTCAATAGTCAAGCCGTCTGTCGCTACCGATACTGCGCTATCTGCGCCTGTGGTTTCGCTGGTAATGGTAAAGCTTTCACTGTTGCTATTATAAACAACGGTTGTTCCAGTGACTTTAGCAGCGATTGCTGCGGCTACGTCGCTTGGCGTTGAAGCTGCGCTAAAATCTAATCCGGTAACAGTGATAGGGCTGCCGTCTACGGAGATAGTAAAGCCGCCCGCAGTGATTTTCTTTAGGTCGGTCAGTGATAACGCTTCTGCGCCGAACAGCTTTCCTGCGATTGCCGTGGATACCCTTTTTGCAAAATAAAGAATATTAGGCTTTTTAACACTGTTATCATAAGACTGGAAGTAATGACTAGCCGCAAGATATTCAATACTATCAAGCCCGTAGTATTCGCCTACAGCGTCTTTGCTTGCATATGCTTTAAGCGTTGGGAATGGTGTTAATTCGTTTTCGCTTAAATACAAGCCAGCGATTTCAAGCTCTCGGCTACCCGCTTTAATTACGCGCGGATTAATTTCAACGATTTTTGAAATAGGTATTGCCATTTTTTATAAACCCCCTTTTTCTGGTTTATGATGTACATCAACATTTTCCAGCCGCGTTATCGCGATTTTATCAAAGTATTCTGTCTGGTATTCGTATACCGTCCAAAACGCTAAATGAAGCGGCAAGCGGTATCTGTTGATATATTGATTTGTGTCGTCAGTGTATGGTAAAAACTGCATATTTTCGCAGTACAATAAAGCTATATTGTATTTCTTTTTGAAAAAGTCAACCGCAATATCAGAACGACAAAGAGTTTCAAAATATTCAGCCCGCTGCAATGCTCGTTGATAATCGGCGTCGCAAAAATCGACGTTAACGACATATTCACGGTAAGAACGTGTTTCCGTCGTTCCTGCTTCCGTTACAATCTGTTCCCCGACGTTCGTACCGATTCGGCGGGTACTGGCAAGAAAAAACACTACGTGTTCCCGTGTCTTTGGCAGTGCCGAGTTGTTCTGCTGCCCTAAATAAATTTGTTCAGCAGTTAACGGCGGTTGCATATAAGCCCGCAAATAGGCTTCTACAGCTACGTTAATTTCTCCATGCTCCAATTACTTCACCGCCTTTCTTCCGACACTTGTAAGGTTGTTTCCTTCGTCGTCAGGCTGATTGGTAAAGTCGGGATACGGCGGCACTTGCAAAGTTACTTCACAGTTAGCCCAGCCAACATTAGACCAGTCCTCAAACATTGCTGTGATTTTCCAAAATTCACCGGGCTTGCGCTCGATATAATCGCCTGTGCGTAAGATTGGAACGCGTGCAATACCTTCAATAGGTCTATTGTTATCGCTGGCAAGAAATATCTGTTCTGTATGCGCGGTGCTGTTGATGTTTTCGAGATGTTGCAAACGATTAGCTTCGTTTGGTTGAAACTGCACGTTTACAGTTGCAGGGCTAAAAAAAAGCGGTGTAACAATGCCGCTGATATTTTTTTGCCCGGCTGACTGATACAAGATAACTTGTTCGTCAGGATTTATGGCAGTTATAGCACTTCTAACCACCATGTGCAAATTAATTCCGTTCATCTGTTACACCCTCTTTATTTAACTTTTACGTTATTTGTGACTGCATTTATCATGGTAGACGTATCAATCAAAGCTCGGTAAGGGTCAGTTGCTACGGCTTTTTTGCCGCTTTGTGCTTTGCGCTGTTTCATGCGGATAGTGGCAGGGCTATTCGGGCGCGGGTCGTTCCACTCCCATTTTTTTATAGAATCCTGTATATCCGCTTTCATTTCTTTTGATACAGCAGTGTAAGCATTTAAAAGCGCGCCATTCTGCGCCGACTTACCTTTTAACAGGGCAGTAAGCTGCTTGCTCCATTTGTTTTGTTGTTCGTCTACAGTCCTTTGCATGAAGGGGCGTTCAGGAACGCCGCCTATACCCTTATTTTGGATATAAGCAACATAGGCAACATTTATTCCGCTTGGATAGGTTGCGTCCGCTGTAAAGCCCGCCTGTGCTTCCGGCGTTTGTCTTACCAGATTTCGCAACTTCTTTTTCCAGTTACCGGATGTCCCTGTGCTGTTACCTGCAACAAGTTTGACTTTTAAACGCATAATAACGCCCGCCTGCTCTGTACTTTGCGGTTAGCGTCCAAAAAAGCATACCGCATTGTGTTTGGTTATACCAGTTAAGCGACATTGGGAGGGTATAGCTTGTTGATACCTTGCCCTGTGTCGCGCCGCTCAAAACGCCTACAACAAACGCTCCGCGCTGCTGTAGCTCGCTTATATGGCAAGTGAGCAGGTAAAGCAGCGTTTTACGTTCGTCAAGGTCTTTCACGGCTGAATTGACGGAATTATTTAAAGCCAGTGTTGCTACTTTGAAGTTGTTTTCCAAAACAACATCATCTACACCCGCTAACTGCGGATACAGCTTTTTAAATTCTTCCGGGTCGAATATAACGATATTGTTATTATCAGCCATTTTTAAGCCCCCTTACTTAAAAGGGGTCGTTGAAGCAATAACCTTTTTCGGGTCAAGTGGCTCGTTCCCGTTACGCAGTTCTTTTCGTTCGTGGATTGCGCTTTTTGTAAAGCGGGTATCTCCGGTTGACGCAAAAATCAAACCGTTAATGATTCTAGGGTCTGATTTATGCTGTTTTTTAATCAGTTCCCACATATCCGCAGGAACGCCGAATGTCATACCAAACGCGCCGCCGATTGGGTTTTTACCCATTTCAAGCCCCGCAAGATGTTTGTTGTTGCCGTTAAATTTAACCTCGGCAAGACTACCGTTTGGCAGTCTTACAGCAAAAATCACGTCTTGATAAGAATTGCAGCATACCGTAACAGTGTCAGCTTGTTTGGTCGGGGAAGCTTGAACAGGTTGTTTGGCGTTAACTTTTTCAACTTCCTTTTCCTCTACCTCACTGACTTCGTCGCTTTCGTTGGGGTCATAAGTAACGGGCTTTTCTTCCTCAATCACTTCTACCCCTGTCGGCTCGACTTCCTGCGGCAGTAATGCTTCTGTATTCTTATCATCAACGATTGTTACAACTTCATCTTCTTTTACTTTTTTGGGTCTAGCCATGTAGCAGCACTCCTTTTTTTGTATTTAGTGTAAATTAAACGCCTGTCATTGTGCCGATTGCAAACGGTCTATAAATGATAGTGCCGTAAGAAGAACCGACAAATTTTTGATGGAAACTGGAGCTTTCCGGAATTAAGCGCATAGCGCGGAATTTTTCGCTAAATCCGATTTGAGCGGTCGGCAGTCCTTCGATTGTCGGAGCGACAAGGAGAATGGAAGTGCCGCCAGTTGCGGTAGCCAGTTCAGGCAATGCAACGAAACGGATTCTTGGAAAGTAGGTTTCCAACATCTGACGAGCAGAAATATTGAAGTCAGTTGCTTTGCCCAGTTGTACCTGTGTAGCGGGAGAGGTAGCAAGTACAAGTTCGGTATTAGCGTCAATGTGTCCTGCGCCACGGTCAGCCATTTTGCCGAACAGATGCAGTACATCTTCGTAAATTTCTTTAGTAGATTTTTCAGCCCACAAGGTTTTGCTATCTGCATTTGGCAGCGGGGTAATAGCAGCAGGTAAATTCGGGTCGTTCAGCAAGCCGTAAATCTCCAAGCCTGCCACGCCATACAATGCGAATTTATTGCTTGCAATGTCGATTACAGTAGCAGCAGCACGTTGTTTATCGGCTGCCAGTTGCAAACGTGCGCGGCTTGCAACGTCGACTTCTCTATCGCCATAACGGATGTTAGTTTGATAGATATATTGAGTTCTTACAGGAAAAGTCGGGTTTACATCAGAAGCACCGCCTTGACCATAATCTGTATAAGCTTCAACCTCGCCTGTGATTTCGGAAGTTTGGAAGCGTGCGTAAGAGGTTGTCCAATCACCTTTTTTCGCTTCTCCGAAAATCTCCCTTGCGCCACGGGTAGCGGTCAGGATAGGGATTACCATAGGATCAATATAAGATGTAAATTCAACAGGAACGCCGCTGTTTGCTGCTGTAACCATTGCAGCGTCGTTCGCTAACTGGTCAATGCTATCGTTTGCCAAAATGCCACGGATAGGCGACCCAGTATCAAAAATGATACCGTATTGTTTCATCACGTCAAGCTGCTCCTGCAAGCCTAATTGATTTTCAAACATTTGTCTTTTCCCCTTTCATTAAGCCCAGTTACTGATGACGATAATATCGCCTACAGCACCGCCGCTGTTAATATTTACTACTTTGTAATCAGTTTCTACTGCATCTTCTACAGTGCCGCCTGCTGTGCCAGTTTTAATACTGCCGTCTGCAAGAACTGCGAAAACGCTTTGCCCTACTGTTGCGGCTGTTCCGGTAATAACAGCAAAGTCACCTTTGACTGCTACGGATACGGGAAATCCTTTCGGCACAGTGTTAGAAGCTGGTTGATTGTACCCCAGCGGGTTAGTAATTTCACGCACTGCAAAGCCCAGCGGCGCACCTGTGCCTGTGGATTTTACAAAAGCGTCGTTTTTATCTACGGTTGCTGCCCAAACGAAACCGCCAATAGTTACGGTGTCGGCTGCGCAATAGCCTTTTTGAGTGCTTACTAAAGGGTTGGTACTCATATGTTGACCGGGTACACCAATAGCAGGCAGGATATTTACTTGTCCTTGAAATTCGTTAGCCATTTTTCTTTGCTCCCTTCTTATCGAATGGTGATGTTTTTCAGATTTTTCATGTATTCAGGAGTTTTCTCACTGGATACATTGAATTTTTTGATTGCTTCGTCGTTTGCGTGAGTTACGTCGAAACGTTGTTTTTGCAACACGTCAACCATAGCTTTGTAAGATTCCTTAGGATATTTAGAAGTATCAATGCCTTTAGCTTGCAATGCTCTTGCGTAGATATCTTCTGCGCTGTCATACGCCATAGCGTCGACGTTGCCGAGTACGAAAGCGCAAGCGTTGGCGGCTGCGTTAAGTTTTTTCACGCGTTCCATAACATTTTTTTCCGCTTCTGCTTTAGCGTTAGCCAGCAATGCGGGAAGTGCGTCTTTAGCAAGATATTTTTCCTCGCCCTCGCGCTCATGGTCGCGGTCAATCCGTTTCGGATTGTCTTTTTCATAACGCTCGCCTGCTTTGATACCCATTTCAAAACCTGCTTTAAATGCAGGGTCTTTCATGCGTTCTTCAAGTTCATCATCTTCGGCTTTTTCTTTCTTGTCCTCGTCTTTAGCTTTTTGGGCTAAATATTCTTCCATGCCTTTACGCTCATATTCTCTATCGAGTTTTTCGCGTTCGGCTGGATTCTTTTCTAATTCTTCGCCTTTAGCTACGCCCTCGGCGTAAGTCATTTTTGCGTCCATACCTTCACCGCCTTTTAATTCTAACAGTTTCGCCTTAATGGTATCTTTTTGTGCAGCTTCCAGCCCTGTAAAGAATTTGTCTACAAGGTCGTCGATTGAGATATCTGCGTCTACATCCAAGCCGATTTCTCGGGGGTCGTAGCCTTCTACCTGCGCTTCAACCACATTTACAGCCTTTTGCAAGTTAGCCAATACAACTTCCGCTGCTTCGATACCTAAATCAGCGTCTTTTGCAAAGATAACGCGCTGTAAATCAGCTTTGCGGCGTTTGAAGCTTAAAATATCTTTGGAAAGATTTTTCATTTGCTTTTTTTCTCCCTTCGTTGTTTTTTCTATCTCAACAGGTAAACTGTCGGATACAACTACATCACTGCCAGCCCTGCCTTGCGGCACAAGGGCAACGTGATTTCCTCGAATATCTCGCATAACAAAATCATATTTTGCGCCCTGATATTCCCCTGCGGTCATATCGGGTGTATAGCGGTAGCTGCAAGATATCTGCTTACAGCTTCCGTCCTCGACGGATTTAATCGCCTTTTTATCAGTGATAGATAACGCATTCAATAAATAGGGTTCTTCAAACAGTGCCTCTGTTCCTGTGCTGCCTATCTGATATTCTTTGGGCGGCGCGTCGGCGGTATAGTCGTGGTGTCCCTGCATTAGCGGCAAGCCGTTAAATGTTGGGGCAGCTTTCGCTAATTCTTCCGGGTCACGCAGTCCATAGTAGACACGTTCGGGGTTTAAGCCTAAATCCTGCCAGTTCGGAATTTCACGCCCTAAATACGGGTTTACGGTCGCCTTACTGATTGGGCAGGCGTCAACGTGCATAAATCCGTTTTCGTCTATTCTGCGCGCTGTTATGGCGGCATCAAACGCTAAAATATTGTTTTCCCGTTCCATATGGTCAGCCCTTTCGTTTTAACTATTTTTATACAAAATGTCTTTATTTGTTATTTTGATTATATCACAGGTTAACTTAATTATTGCTCGTTAGTGAGTAATTCGGTGATATCAGGTCGAAAATCACACCTGCAATATGGCAGTTCTCCCGGTAAAACATTTCTGCCTACATCTTCGTCATAAAGCCCCTCGTCTAAATCAAATGTCTTTCCATTCATTGCAATGTGTGTTTTACGGCTGCTTTTCTCGCCGGGTATATGTATCCATATGCCTTTTTTTATGCCGATATCCTTCGTCTGCATAACGTTTAACGCCTGCGTTGCCTTGTTGGTTTGGTCTATGGCTATCAGTTCTGCCCGCCGTTCTGTAACCTTGTTAAGGTCTTTTATGTGCTGAAATATGCTTGCCATATCCCGCCCTTTAAGTGCGCTGTCAATTACAACATTGGTTAATTTATCAAAGTATTTAGGGGCAATACTCTTTATCAAATTTACGTTACTCGCTACCATTTCTTCAAGTAGCGGTTGATGTAAGGCACTAATGTGAAAATCTATCACAATGCCCGCTTTTTTTAGATTAGCTATAAGTCCCGCTTTAGTCTGTTTATCTATCTTACCGATAAACTTGCTGGCTATAGCGTCCATTTCCTCGGCTTCCCATTCGCTTATATATCTGCCAAAACGCGCTTTTATAGCGTCAATAAGCTGCTGTAAGCGTCTGTTATCAAAATCAACGGGCGCGTCATTCGTTACCATTTCCGACTCTCTAAACAGCTTGTATTTTTCAAGCACAAACTTTAACGCTGCCTTTTCCATTTGTTTTATTAAGCGGCGTATCGAACGGGCGTATTCGTTCTGTATTCCGACGCTGGCAGGTATTCCCGGTATAGTTACCTGTCGCCGCCGTCGTCTGATTTTCGACGCCATACATTAGCCCCCTTTTGTAAGGTTTATGCGGGATTATTTGATATAACCCCGCATTTTTTCCCATTTTGTTTATTTTTAATCGTTTTTTCTGTTTTTTTATTCATTAGTTACTCGTCTTTACCTAATTCTGCTACAGCAGCATTGAACACAGTATCAGGCGAAAAGGCTAATTCTTTATTTGTGAATACACCTGTACGCGTTCTGCCGTTGTAGTGGTTGGCAATCCTAGTTGTCCTGCCTGTTGTGGTGTCAGTTATATAAATGCTCGGAAAGTCTGTACTGTTTACGCTGCGCGATACAGTTACTTGATAGCCCATTTGCCCCGCTTTATCAATGATTTCTTTTTGCGTTTTATATAACTTATCGGATAAATTTATATTGTTTTCTCCTATTGTATACCCTTTTTTACTATATTTATCTAATACACTGCTAAATATTTCGCTTTGTTGTTCAGTAGTGCCGCCGCCTGCGAAACTTTGTATTTTATAATCTATATCGCTGTATTCAATAACTCCTGTATCATCTTCGTTATCTTCAATACTGCGAATGACGTCAGCTTTTGCGGCGGTAACATCTTCAAGCTTGTTTTCAATTTCTTCGACTTCTTCTATTTCGTCGGTTTCGTCGAAGTCTTTAATGTTTTTATTTAAAAGATTTTCGTTGCCCATTACTATCGTTCCTTGTGAATCAACTAATACATGACTTCCGTTAATTGTTATCCAACGCCCGCCATTCTTTAGAATCTGCCGTTCTCTTTTACGCTTCCCCCCCGAATCTTCTGCCAATTTTTCATCTTGGCTCAAAACTTCCCGCTTTTCGGTTAATCCTAACAGTTCGCGTTCTTTCTCGCTTAATTCTTCCTCGAGTACGCTTTCTTCATTGAGGTTGTTAAAACCGCTTTTTGGGTCAGCTTTCAGGCACTCTCTGCCCTCGTCAGGACTGATGACGCCATTAGATATATAAATCTGCTGCGTTTCGGCTTTGATTTTGTTTACCGTAGCCACACTTTCTTCTTTTTCTTCTGATAATGGATTGAAGGTAAAAGT